GTAAATTTAACAACTGTACCATTGGTTTCCGTATTCCAGAGGAAGAGCTGCCCAAGTTCGATGCTGTTTACGAGCAAGCCCTTGAATGGGGAAAGAACAAGATGGGTGGTAAGCGGTTCTCCGCTGAGCTTCCCAAGTGGGACGAGAGTGGCCTTGTCAAAGTCTCCTACGGTGGAGATAGCAACAGCCCTATGTTCCCCTGGGTTGATACCGATGGAGTACCCGTTGACCTTACTACCCAAATCTGGAAGGGTAGTGTTGTCAAGCTGATCATTGATCTGAGACCCTATGTCTTCGGAGCAAAGGTTGGTTGTTCCCTCAAAGTACGAGGCGCACAGATTCTCAAGCTAGTTAGCAGTGGAGGTTCTGACAGCGGTGGGTTGGATGAAACTGAGGTGGCTGCTTTCTTTGGTAAGACGGAAGGCTTCAAGACTGGTAGCCCCAGCTTTGAACCATCTGAGGATCCAGGAGATGGTCCGGTAGGCTATGACGAGGACGACGTTCCCTTCTAATGCCAGCATACCGTAGCCGCCTCGAAGAGAAGTTGGCTCGGTGGTTTGAACTGAATGGGCACCAGTTCGAATATGAAACTCTTAAGTTAAATTACACCTTGTCTGCTGTTTATACGCCTGACTTTATCTTGCCCAATGGGGTTATCCTGGAAGCCAAGGGGTATTTTAAACCAGAGGACCGTCGAAAGATGTTAGCTGTTAAAAAGCAGCATCCTCACCTTGATATACGCCTTGTCTTTCAGGCCCCATACAACACCCTCACAAAGACCAGCCAAACTACCTACGCTAAGTGGGCAGAAAAGAATGGTTTCTTGTGGGCACCGTCACACGCAATTCCACTTGATTGGTTCGATGCGCCTTCAACTCACCACCAAAAATAAAGAAGAAATCATTCAACGTCTTGGCGAATATTTTGCTGATACCTTGGTTGAATGTACTGATTATGTCCACGACGGTACTCTTACCGCTGAGGATGTAGCCAAGATGATCTTCGATGAACTTGAAGATTGGATGGCTTATCACGCTTCTATGACTAACGCCGCTGATGCAATTCGAAATGCTCTCCGAGAGCGAGTTTCTTAGGCACGAACCCTGTCCTAGTTGTGGTAGTAGTGATGCGCTTGCTCGTTATAATGACGGACACGCGCATTGCTTTTCTTGCCAACACTATGAACATGGGGACGGAACCGCTACCACCACCACCTACCAAAAACAAAATAAACTGATGGACTTTACTGGGGACTTCATCCCACTCAAGAGTAGAAACCTTAGGGAAGATACTCTTAAAAAGTTCAACGTTCGGTATGACCACGAGACCAAGACCATTCGGTTTCCCTATTACTCACAGGCTGGCCAATTGGTTGGTTTCAAGAGTAGGGATGCTGATAAGGACTTTAGGTGGACTGGTAAGAATGAAGATCACACTCTCTTTGGCCAACAACTGTGGGGCAGAGGGAAGGAGTTGGTCATCACAGAGGGCGAGATTGATTGCTTGAGTCTCTATCAGGTGCGTCCCACTTGGCCTGTTGTCAGCCTTCCAAACGGGGCTGCTGCGGCTAAGAAAGCATTACAGCATCAACTTAAATGGGTCATGGGGTTCGATAACATCGTTCTCTTCTTTGACTCAGATGAAGCAGGGCAACAGGCAGCACAAGACTGTGCCAGTTTGTTTCCCCATGATCGACTGTTCATCGCTCGCCTTGATAGTTACAAAGACGCCAATGAGGCGTTAATAGCAAGAGATTATGAGGCAATTACCTCAACCGTACTCTGGAATAAGAAACCCTATTCCCCAAAAACCGTCATCGACGGACGAGATCTATTCACTCTCGCAACTAAGCCTCTCCATGGTCGGGACGCTGATTGGCCCTTTACTGCTCTTGATGGTCTCACTAGTGGTCTTAGGCGGGGCGAATTGGTCACGATCACAGCCGGATCCGGTGTTGGTAAAAGCACCTTCTGTGGTGAGATAGCTCAACATCTTGTCGATCAAGGCGAGAAGGTTGGTTATATTGCCCTTGAGGAAAGCCTCCAGAGGACCGCCTTACGGCTGATGTCGGTCAAAGCCAACCGTCCACTCCATCTCAACAACGAGATGCCCGAGGAGGCGCTTAGAGCAGCCTTTGACGCAAGTCTTGGGACTGGTTCGGTCTACCTCAGAGATGGGTTTGGTTCTGTTGATCCAGATAGCATCCTTAGTGATTGCCGATTTATGGCGCTTGCTAAAGAAGTTGGGTGGATCATTCTGGACCACCTTTCTATTCTCATGTCTGGCAATGAGTCCCATGATGAGAGGAAGTTAATTGACATAACAATGACCAAACTCCGCTCATTTGTAGAGGAGACAGGCATTGGAATGATTCTTATCAGCCACCTAAAACGACCCCAAGGAGACAAAGGACACGAAGATGGACAGCAAGTTAGTCTTGGTCAGCTTCGCGGTAGTCATTCTATCGTTCAGCTTTCAGATATGGTTATTGCTCTTGAGCGTAATCTTTCTGCCGGAGATAACCTCGCCAACATCCGAGTCCTTAAGAACCGTTTTAATGGAAACACAGGTCAAGCCGGGACCATTACGTTTAATGCGTCTACTGGTCGCATGGTCGAAGATCTCTCTTCGGCATTTAATTCACCACTTGAAGAGGAGTATGACCCCGGATTCTAATGAAGTCTGCCGCACTTGCGGTTGGAACGCTTTCTTGTATAGTGAGGTGGAACCCGCTGGTTGGTTCTGTGAGGAGTGTGGGACGCCTAGCGCCCTTACTCAAGCTACCCTCGACCGGGAAGAACCCGGCAATTGGTCATGAATCACCCAATCACCCGCCGCCCCGAGCCGCCGAGCTTGAAGGAACAGGCGCTTGCCGCTTTACGTGAAGCTGAGTCCAGTGGCTGCCTTTATGTCAACGGTCGCAGTGACCTCATCCGCCGCGCACTGGAGGCATTGCCCAATGACTGACCTTTCCCCCGCCGCGCAGGCAGTGCGTAAGGCGTATTACAGCACTGACGATGACCTAGCTGGTCCAGCACTTGCCGCCGCCCTTCGTGCTGCTGCGGATTGGGTAGTGCCCCCTTTTATTTCCCGTCCATCTACAAGAACTGGATTGGTAAAACTCAATATTAGAAATCGCCTCCAATCTATCGCCGACGAGTTGGAGGGACGCGATGCGACTTCTATTTGACATCGAAACCAACGGCCTACCCCGTAAGGGGCTGGATCGTATCCACTGTATCGTTGCCAAGGATCTTGATACGGAGCAAGTCTTCCGATTCAATGACACAGGCTCCACCCATTCCGTAACTAATGGTATTACCCTTCTCCAAGAGGCTGATGTTCTCATCGGCCATAATATTGTTGGCTTTGACATACCAGTTATCCAACAAATATATCCGTTCTTCCAAACTAAAGCGGAACTATTCGACACGTTAATCCTTAGCCGGATGTTCTTTCCCGACATCCTTAGTAGGGACTATCGGAAGAAACCAATTGGTATGCCAGCCAAACTCTATGGTCGTCACAGCCTAGAGGCTTGGGGGTATCGCCTTGGTGATTACAAGGGTGAGTTTGGTAAGACCACTGACTGGTCTGACTGGTCAATGGAGATGGAGGATTACTGCGAACAAGATGTTCACGTTGGTCATAGTGTCTTTGACCTTATGGCTGATCATGAGCGACTCACTAAGTTCCAGGACTCCATCCGATTGGAGCATGATCTTGCTGCCATCATGGCTAAGCAAGAGGCATCTGGTTGGCCCTTTGATGTAACTGCTGCTCAAAAGTTAGAGGCCACTCTCAGAACAGAGATGGATCAACTAGCAGACAAGATGAGGGAAGTCTTTCCTTATGTTGACGGTGGGGAAATGACGCCTAAGCGTCCCAACTCTACCCGTGGCTACATCAAAGATGCTGCCTTCACCAAGCTAAAGGAATTTAATCCTACCTCGCGTGATCATATCGGCTGGGCCTTCATGACATGGAGGGGGTGGAAACCAGAAGTCTTTACTGACACTGGTCGCCCCAAGATTGATGAAGGAGTATTGCTTGGACTAGATACAGAAGAATCAACCATCTTTGCTCGGATCCTTGACCTACAAAAAGCCCTTGGACAACTTTCTGACGGAACCAATGCTTGGCTTAAGATGGTCACCAACAAAGGACGCATCCACCACACTTGCCAACTCGCTACTAACACAGGTCGAAATGCTCATTCACGCCCAAATCTTGGACAAACAAGCAGTGACCCTAGGTGTCGTTCGCTTTTCCTGCCGGGCAAAGGTTTTCGCCAGGTCGGTGCTGATGCTTCTGGGTTGGAGCTTCGCATGCTTGGTCATTACCTTAGTCATTTTGATCGAGGGGCTTTTGCTGACGTTGTGGTCAATGGCGACATACATCAACAGAATGCTGATCGGGTTGGTTGCTCTCGCAAGGACGTTAAAACCCTGACGTATGCGTTTATCTACGGGGCATCCGATAAAAAGATCGGATATTCTTTGGATAAATCATTGGATGATCGGAAAGCAGCCACATTGGGGAAGGACATTCGAAAAAAGTTTTTGGATGCTATTCCTGGTCTCGATGGGTTGCTGACTGCTGTCCAAAAGAAAGCAGAGACTGACATCCTTAGGGGTCTTGATGGTCGTCCCATCCGTCTTCAAGGTAAAAAACACGCTGCCCTTAACTACCTTTTGCAATCAGCAGGGGCCATTGTTTGTAAACGGTGGAATGTTATTGCCTATCAACAATTCAATCAACTTGGTTACCAGTGGGACATTGACTATCAATGGCTAGGCTGGATCCACGATGAAATTCAACTTGCTGTTCAACCACACCTAGTTAATGATGCCAAGTTCCAACTCGAATGGGCGATTGTCCAAGCCGG